TGGCAATCACTGCTGGCGCTGACATCCCTGGCTACACAGCTGGCAGCACAATTAACGACATGAGTGGAGTTGCCGAAGCAATGGCAAAGCGTATCCACACACTACGTCGCGTAAACGGTGGAGATGGCGAGCAGCACATTGTTGCTTCTGTCACCACAAAGTTCCCAGAAGAGCGCACCCTTACACAGGATGCAGAATCAAATTGGAACAAGATTCAATCTGTAGTCGGACCAGAGGCACTTGTTGCATCTGGCGGACATCAGGCTCCATTCGAAGTTAAGTATGACATCTTTGGTCTTGGCTCAGCAGTGCGCCCAGTCCGTGATTGCCTACCTCGCTTTCAAGCAGATCGTGGCGGTATCCGCTACATCGTTCCACCAGTTCTAGCAGATTACGGCAGCGCCGTAGGAATCTGGACTGCTGCAAACGATTCAGCAGAAACACCATCACCATCAACTAAGTTAAGCTTGACTGTTACAGCAGCATCTGAGACAACAGTCTCAACTGACGCGGTAACATTGCAGCTACAATTTGGTAACCTTCTAACTCGTGCATATCCTGAATTGATCGCTCGTCACAACGAGCTTGGTCTTATTCAGCACGCACGCGAAGCTGAAGGAAACCTTCTAACAAACATCGGTGCAGCTTCAACAGCAGTTACATCCACATCTCTCGTAGGTATGGGTCGCGACTTCCTAGTACAGCTCGGCCGTGCAGCAGCAGCTTACCGTCAACGTCACCGTCTAGAGGCTGATGCGCCACTTCGCGCAATCATCCCTGCGTGGATCAAGGACGCAATGGCAGCTGACCTTACACTATCAATGCCTGGAGATTCAACTCTCGATGCATATGCAGAGATCGAAGGCTATATCGCATCACGTGGCATCAATGTATGCTACTCACTCGATAACGCTGGTGGTACTTCAGCATTTGCAGCTCAATCAGCAGGCGCAATGAACGAATTCCCAGATACATTCATCTGGTACTTGTTTGCTGAAGGAACATTCTTGTTCCTTGATGGTGGCACAATGGATCTCGGAATTATCCGTGACTCTACACTCGTTGGTACAAACGACTACAAGATGTTCGTTGAAACCTTCGAAAATGTTGCAAAGGTTGGCGTTGAATCACTTAAGGTGACATCAACAATCAACGTTAACGGTACAGCATCTGCTCTACGCGACCTACTTGGTGGCGCTTCAGCAACAACTATCGAATACTAAGATTACTCGATAAAGTCGTTGAGGGAGCGCTCAGCAATGGGCGCTCCCGATACGAATCAATAACTAGATTTTAGATTAGGAATTAAAGATGGCTTTTACAGGAATTTTTGAAGCCCCGAAGATTACTCCTTCGGAGTTCGGTCTATTCACCGTAGCTAAGCCTGATACTCAAGTAAAAGAAGATCAATGGGTCCGCGGATTCTCGCAGGAGTGGGATACCAGTATCTATTCTGCAAAGAACTGGGATGATACAGATACTACATCCGCTGTTGTTGCTTCAAACGCAACACCTACACGATACACTGAAATTAACCCATTTTTTATTGAAGCTGAAGATTATCGCTCAACATTAGGTTTTGCTGGCTTTGACTATGTAGCAAGGGTTAAACGTCAACTTGAAGGAATAACACAGAAGGCAATGGAGCGCGAGATATGGGATGGTGCGATCAGAAAAGGCGAATCCCATGCGAACAAAGCCCTTAGCGCTTCAACAGCTACGCTTATTAACGGGACAACAGCCCTATCTGTTGCACGTGCACTTGCACTTTTAGATTTTGAGCTAGCAGATACGTCTCCAGCTGGAGAAAATGGCGTCATTCACATGACAAAGGACGCAGCTGGTCTTCTATCAGCTAATTACATGATCTTCCACAACGTAGAAACAGGGCACCTTCAGACAATCAGCGGAACCAAGATTATCATTGGTTCAGGCTACACTGGAAACGGTCCAGACACACAGACAGGCGCAACTGCGTCAGCGACAAACAAATGGATGTACGGTACTGGCACAGTCAAGGCGTTTCTTGGCGATGTTGATGTCGTAGCTGACACTCTAGCTCAGAGCTATGATGTGGCAGGAAATCAGAACGATATGCGTATTAAGGCAATTCGCCCAGCGGCGGTTTACTTTGATCCGTCTATCCATCTCGCAGTCAGAGTTGATCTGACGGCATAGAATAAGCTCTATAACCACTTATAAATACCGCCTCTAAATAAGGAGAAACAAAAACACAATGGCAACTCAAGAATACGCCGCCAGCATTCAGGGCGTCTCAATTCGAGTAACTCGACTTGACGCGTCTGGCACACTCCTGAATGAACCCGGCGACAGCTACACAACATCTGCATTCATGCGTCTTTCATTCACACCTGAATACGAAGAGGGCGATGAAATTACAGAAAAAGGCGCTAACGGCGCTGTCTGCGTTACATACAAGTCTCCAGATACACTAAAGCGTATCACAATGGAACTTGCAATCTGCGAGCCAGATACAGAATTAACACAGCTTATCTCAGGCGGTCTCTTGCTTCGTAAGAACCTTGGCACATACGCTTCACCAGATCGTAAATCTATCGGTTGGTCTTCTCCTGCAACAGGTGATGATCCTGCAGGTAATGGTGTTGCTATCGAGTGCTGGTCACACGCAATTATTGACGGTAAGAAAGCTTCAACGTATCCTTACTTCCACTGGGTATTCCCATACGCAAAGCTTCGCCTCTCAGGCGACCGCGTAATTGAGAATGGTTTGCTTGCAAATACATTCGAAGGTTACGGACTTGGCAACACGGAATTCTCATCAGGTCTCGATGAGCGCTGGGAATACCCAGTTGCAACTGAGCGCCCATACTCATACGCTCGTGCTGGCTGGGCTCCAACAGGCCGCAAGGGCTTCTACAGATGGCACCCAGAGATCTCAAAGACTGTTTCAAACGTTGCGCGTACAGGTACTACAGCCACAGTTACTACATCGGCAGCGCACACCTTTGAAGTTGGCGACTCTGTAGTAGTTGCAGGTCTTCTATCTGCAAACGTATCGCTAAATGGAACATACACAATCTTGACTGTTCCAACAACCACAACGTTTACATACACAACTTCAGCATCTGGAACTATTGCTTCAGGTGCAGCTGCTGGTACAGCAGTTGTTGCAACTAACTCACGTGCGGTGACAGACTTCACTTCAGAGGGGTCAACTACAGCTTATAACGTTCCTGGAAACGCTGACTACAACGCTGATAACGCTGTAGACTTCATCCTTGCGTCTACAGAGGATCCAACCTCTTAATAATAGAATGTGAGCGGCATGCCGATGTGTTACCACCAACACAGGCATGCCGCTCCTTTATTAAGATCTACATTAACGACGATTAGACAGGATAGATAAATGTCCAACCTTTGGGTTAGCGTTGAAGAACTTGACATCTACGCGGATCATGAATACGCGTATGAGGCAGTCAAGGTAGCGTCTCAACTTCTATGGTCTATGTCTGGTCGCAAGTACGGTGGAATCAATACAGTTACAGAAAAATATGTATGCGCATCACGTGCGTACCGTCTAGGCGCGTCTGCGCGTAACTACACGCCGGAACTTGTCGCCGGCGACATGTATAACCTTCCTTTTGATGAATTTGACGACTACGCCGAGCTTACAACAGACGGTATGTCACCATCTACCCGTTTACGCCTACGCGGACGGCCTGTAGTTAAGATCGACGCTGTCCGTGACCGCACCGGAACGATAGTTGACCCTTCTAATTACTATTTAGTAGATCATTCTACACTTCAAGCACGTTCAGGCACAGCCTGGGCACCTTGCAACATTGAAGTTACATACACATACGGATCTCCACCTCCTGCGTCTGGCAAGGCTGCAGCGCGTACCCTTGCTACAGAGTTTATTAAGCTCTGGTCTGGCAACGATGATTGTGCATTGCCTCAACGTATTACCGCTATCTCTCGCCAGGGTGTTTCCTACACGGTTCTTGACAACCAGGACTTTATTGATGAGCTTCGCACAGGTCTATACGTTGTAGATCTATTCTTAAAGTCTTCAAACCCAGATAAGGCACGTGCAAAAGCACGTGTATTCTCTCCAGACGTTCCTCGCGCTCGTCGTCATGTTTCTAAGCCTCTTTCTCTTGCGCCAAGTGTTCTTGACATGGTCATCACAGGAAATGACGGCGGAACTCTCGACGTAAACATCGACTACATCAACGCCGCGTTCCTGGTAACAGATGATACATGGGTACCTAACCTTAAGATCGGAAACTACAGCGGAACTAAGACAAAAGATCTTGGCTCAGGCGCCGTTTCTATTAACACCATCACTACCGACATCTCTAAGTCCGTCTCTCACAAGCAACTTGCCGATAACATGGCGATTATTACCACGTCGACTGCCCACGGGTTCTCAGAGGGCGACTACGTGACAATCTCAGGCATCAACGCAACCTTTAACGGCTCGTACTACATTGCGGATGTTCCTACGACTACTACCTTTATGTATGTCAAGGTTGCAAGCAACGTTGCGTACGGCGCAGACACCGGCACAGCGCTCGTTACAAACGAATCTCGCGACACACTAACATTATCGGTTCCCTACGCAGATGCGTACGCCTACGCAGGCTTTGTTGACCCAGGTACGTGGGATCTCTATGCAGTAAAGGGAACTGAAACTGTATATATTGCGTCCGGTAACCTATCACTTAAACTTGGCGCTGTACCGACACCTACATATACACTAGACAACTAGGAGACGCAATATGCCAATTATTGACATCTCCACTGTTGACTCTAGAGCGTTACACCTTAAGGATTTTCTTGACGCAGTTCTTGCCAAGGTAGTTGCTACCTACGAAGAATATAACGTAGATCTACCTTCACGTCGTTTTTGGACGATGGGCGAGCCCGCGATTGACTGCGAGCAGCTTTCTGTATCATTTATTCAAATGTATCTAGGTCTTCCTGGAGATCAGGCAAGCCAACCTCAACGCTGTACCCAACCACGAACAGCAGTGCTTAGCATCGCAGTATCGCGACAGATTCCGGTAGTTGGAAATAACGGCAAGGCTCCTACAGGAGAAAAAATTCAAGAAGGTTCAGAGATTGCGGCAGTTGATTGCTATCTATTTATGGAGCTCATGCGCAAACTCGACCAGTGGGAAGAGAACGAATATGGCATGGGTGTTATTGCAACTGTCGAGGCTGGAAACCCAGAGGGTGGATTCGAGACAGTTCGTATGCAGGTATCTATGGTGGTCCCATAATGGCAGTTACAGTAGTATTTAGGCCTGCTGAGTTAGATACACTTCTTAACGCACCCGGCGGAACAGTAGGCAGACACTTAGCGTCTGTAGGCCGAAGTATAGTTGCAGCTGCAAAAGGTCAGGTGGGTGTTGACACAGGTAGACTGAAGGCATCAATTCACATGCGCCATAGCCGCTCTGGTGTAGGTCAATACATCGAGGTAGGCTCACCTCTTAAACATGCATTAGTACACCATGAAGGAAGTCGTCCACATCTAATAGTTCCTAATAGATCTCAGGTGCTTAGATTTACTGCCGGCTCAAGAGTGATCTACACACATATGGTAAGACACCCTGGAACAAGGCCAAACAGATACCTCACCGACAACCTTTATTTGATAAGATAACCTAGAATTAAAGCACGTGCTTTAATAAAGACACCAACACAATACGGAGGAAGAAATAATGACCAAGTTCAAAGATTTTGGGTCCGAAGACACCGGCCAAAAAGAAGAAATATCTTTTAAGATTCACGGCGAAGAATTTTTTTGCCGTCCAGAGCTACAAGGAAAAGTTCTCTTAGACCTAGTTGCTAAATCAAACTCAGAAGATGCAGCAGAGGCTGCTAACTCTATTAGCTTCTTCTTTAAGCATGCTCTTATGGAAGAAAGCTACGAGCGATTTAACGCTCTACTTCTACACCCTGACAAGATTGTTCAGATGGAAAAACTAGGAGAGATTAGCGCCTGGCTAGTTGAGGGCTACACCTCACGCCCGACTCAGGGGCCAGAAGTCTCGTCTCCTGGGGAATAGATCTCTGGCCCTACGTTAATGGAAAAGCACTCGTGAACGGATTAAACTTAAAGGA